CTCTGAAGGTGGATCAAATAGATTTAAATTGAAAGAGTTTATTAGTGACCAAGCACAAGAGTTGTTAACGGAGTTGAAAGCGAAGGAGACAGAACGGAAAAAGGCGGCGAGAGAAGCTAAGAAGGCTGCTTTAGCTGCCACTTAACCCAAAGGAGACCAATGAAACAGAAATTACTAGCCGTAGGGTTAGTGTTTTTTCTTGCACCGTTTATGTTGTTTATTGCTTTTATGATAGTACCATTTGTAATATTGACTGTCAGCATATTAGGATTATTTGCAGGACCATCTATTGCAGCTAAGTGGTTTACGTCACGGCAGGTTAGGAGGACATAATGTTTATGAGAATGGCTATTATTGGAACTATATTAGTGGTTCTGTCGTTAATGTCAGGAATGTGGACAGGCGAAAAGGTATTTGGGAAAGAGGTCCCTATCATACAGTTAAATGATGCAGCAGTTGTGGTAATTACTGGTCAATGGGCAAGCCAATTATCACGCAACCATGGTGTTGTATGGTTAGTGAATAAGATTACCTATACAACAAAACAGGAAGCAACTGTTGATGTTACAACGTTGTTTACGAATCGTAGTAACCGCCGAGTGGAAAGTGAATCACGCTATCTCTTGTTAGTGTCCCGAGGAAAAGTTGTTGGGGCAACCCAGATAGAAAAAGATGATAGTTCTGCAGGTTGTGGAACACCAAAATCCCATAAAAAGGAAGTTTGACATTTCTCTTTAACTAATATATAATAGAGTTTGTGAAGGTGAAGGAATGTCGTTAGAATTGTTTTATGAAGGTGCGTCAAGTGCTGAACCGTCAACGTTGACGCCGTATGTTTTTCCGAAGATAGAAATTCGTCAGCATGATGGTATCTATGTCGTGAGAGATGACTTGTTAGAAGGCGGATCTAAACGAAGATTTATTGATCGTTATATTCGGGAAGAAATAGAACAAGGGGCAAATGAATTTGTGTATGGTGGGTGCCCAGCTACAGGGTATGCACAAATGTCGTTGACATTACAAGCGAATCAGTATGGTGCAAAAACAACATTGTTTATGGCTCATCGTGATCTTCAAAACTTACATCCCTATCAACAAAAAGCATTAGAGTATGGGTGCAACATCCAATGGGTACCGAATGGTATGCTTAATGTTACTCTTAGTAAAGCAAAACAATATTATCTTCAAAACACCGTTAAGAGAAGATTGTTGCCGTTAGGACTTGAAGAAGATCGAGTGTTGGATGATATTAGAGCTGTAGCAAAGAAGATTGCTGATGAATGGGATGGTATGTTTTCAGAAATCTGGTCTGTTGGATCAAGTGGAACATTATCAAGAGGACTTCAATGGGCGTTTCCAGATTTGGACGTTCATATGGTCCGTGTAGGACATAAGATGAGCGCAAGAGAACAAGGACGTGCGATACTACACACCTCACCGTATAAGTTTGAACAAACAATTAAATCAGCTGAAGCTCCGCCGTTTCCTTCTGCGCCAACGTATGATGCAAAGGCGTGGCCATTTATAATGAAATCTGCGAAGCCGAATGCGCTATTTTGGAATGTAGGTGCTTAGACGATGAATTTCTATACAAATGTTGAAAGTTCTGGTGATTTCTTATATGTCCGTGGTATCTCTGATAAAACACAATTTAAGAAAAGGGTTCGATACAAGCCGACCATCTATACACGTCCGTCTACTGGCACAAAAGAGGGACAATTTCACAATCTTCAAGGTAAGATTGTTGAGCCGATACAATTTGATTCAATCAAAGAGTGTCGCAAGTTTGTTGAGGATTATAAACAAGTCGAAAATTATGATATTTATGGACATACACAAAATTTCTATCTTTCATATTTGGGCGAAACGTACCCTAATGATCTTGACCCTGATCTTTCTCAAATTAGAACAGCAATTTTTGATATTGAGGTGGCGAGTGAAAATGGATTTTCTGAGACTGATGAAGCCTCAGAAGAAATTACAGCAATCACAATAAAAGAACTGGGTGTCACACCAAGTATTGCTGTAACGTTTGGGTGTGGTGAATATGATTATATGGACCGTTCTGATGTGGTCTATAACCAATGTGAGAATGAACATGAGTTGTTAGAACGGTTTATCGAAACATGGCAAGCGATTAACCCTGATGTCGTGACAGGATGGAATGTTGAATTATATGATGTGCCATATCTCGTTAATCGAATGAAAAATATCAAGATTGATCCTACACGATTGTCACCGTGGGGAAAGTTGTTTGACAAAACATTTAAAGATAGAGGGCGTGAGTATAATGGATATCGTATTGCAGGGGTGAGTATACTTGATTATCTTCCTCTTTATCGCAAGTTTACTTATACCAGCCAAGAGTCATTCAAACTCGACCATATTGCGTATGTTGAATTGGGTGAGCGCAAGTTAGATTATACAGAACATGAAACCCTCCACCAACTCTACAAAAAAGATTATCAAAAGTTTATTGATTATAACATCAAAGACGTTGATCTGATTGAACAAATGGAAGACAAACTCAAATTGATTGAGTTGTGTTTGACGATGGCGTATGATGCGAAGATCAATTATACTGATGTCTTTTCTCAAGTGAAGATGTGGGATGCGTTGATTTACAATCATCTGTGGAAGAAAAAGATTGTTATCCCTCCAAAGAAATCGTCCAAGAAACCTGACCAATATGCTGGTGGCTATGTCAAAGAACCTCAGGTAGGTATTCATAATTGGGTGGTGTCATTTGATTTGAATAGTCTGTATCCGCATTTGATTATGCAGTATAACATTTCACCTGAAACAATTATTGATCGAAAGAACGTTGATCCAGAATTATGCGAACTTACAGTTAATGTTGATAGTTTGTTGAATCAAGAACTTGACTTGTCACTATTGAAACGTGACCAATGGCCGAGTGAACCGCTGACGGTGACGCCCAATGGACAATTCTTTAGTACAAAGAAACAAGGGTTTCTTCCTGAGTTGATGCAGAAGATGTATAATGATCGGGTGACGTACAAAAAGAAATTGATGGAGTCGCGACAAGCTTTAGAGACAGAACAAAATTCTGATGAGAAGATGCGGTTGAAACGAGAAGTGGCAACCTATCACAATATTCAAATGGCGAAAAAGATTGCATTGAACTCAGCATACGGTGCGTTAGGGAATGAGTATTTCCGTTATTTTGATATTCGTCAAGCCGAAGCAGTAACGCTTTCAGGACAGTTAGCGATTCGTTGGATTGAACAAGCGATGAATGAGTGGTTGACAAAGTTATTGCAGCATCGTGCTGATTATGTGATTGCATCAGATACGGATTCGATTTATTTGGATTTAGAACCGTTAGTTGAGAAATCATTTAAGACTCCCCCAACATATGAGAAGGCGATTTCGTTTTTAGATAAGGTTTGTCAGACAAAGTTTGAACCATTCATTGATAACAGTTATAAACAGTTGGCAGAGTATGTGAATGCATTTGCACAAAAGATGACAATGAAACGAGAAGTGATTGCCGATAAAGGAATCTGGACGTCAAAGAAGCGTTATATTTTGAATGTCTATGATAGTGAAGGACTCCGGTATCTTGAACCACAAATCAAAGTCATGGGTATTGAAGCGGTCAAAAGTTCTACACCAGAAATCTGTCGGTCAAAGATTCGCGAAGCGCTCAAGTTGATTATGACGAAAGATGAAGAATCAGTAATTAAGTTTATTGAGACATTTAGACAAGAGTTTTTTCAGTTGCCCGCAGAAGATATTTCGTTCCCGAGATCGTGTAACAATTTAAATAGATATGTCAATCAAGAAAAAAGTATCCCGATTCATGTCAAGGGTGCGCTTGTCTTTAATCGATTATTGAAAGAAAAGAAGTTAAAGAAACGGTATCAAGTAATTCGTCAAAGTGATAAGATCAAGTTTGTGTATTTGAAAACACCTAATACAGCACAGTCTCATGTAATTGCATTATTGTCAACATTACCACGGGAGTTCAAACTTGACAAATATCTTGATTATGAAACACAATTTGCAAAAGCGTTTGTGGACCCCTTAAATCTTATTCTCCAAGTGATTGGTTGGAAGACAGAGCAAGTGGGAAGCTTAGAAGGATTTTTCCAATGATTCTCAATAAAAAAGATGCGAAGCATGCAGCACAACGATTGATGTCCTATTTTGGAAAGCATAATCGTATTGATGATTATTTCCGTGCACGAAAAGTGGAACGACTACAAAACATTCCCGCAGGGTTGCCTGGGATGGGTCCAGAAGATGACTTTTTTCAAGACTTTAATATGCACCCGCGAGATATGAAATTTAAACTTATCCCTGCACAAGATGCAGAATTTCATCTCTTAGTGGAATTAACTGCAAGTTTTACGCCTGATACGGCACCAGGGAAGAAATTATGTTTCTTTATTAAAGAGACAACGACTAATAAGATTGCGGGATTTATTAAATTTGGTTCGCCAACAATCCATTCAAAGGCTCGAAATAATTGGCTTGGTGAAAAACTTGACCAAAGTGATTCTCAAGTACTTACTCGATTTAATCAAAGAGTGATTATGGGATTTATTATTGTTCCTGTACAGCCATTTGGGTACAACTATCTTGGAGGAAAACTTTTGGCAGCGTTATGTTGTAGCCATCGTATACGAGAAATCTTGAATGAAAAATATAATATTCAATTATGTGCATTTGAAACATCATCATTATATGGGAGTATCAAGGGGTGTTCGATGTATGATGGTATGCGTCCTTTGTTATGTTATCGTGGTAATAGTGAGAGTAAATTTTTTATGAAATTTGGAGAAGAATTTTATGTTTCATTGAAAGAATGGTTCGAGCAACGAAATAATGGCGAGCCGTTGGTTGATACTAAAACATCAGCAACCAATACTTTGGGGATAGCAACAGGGTATAAAATGTCCTATCAACAAAAAATTGTTGGTGTAATTCGTGCATCATTAAAAGAACATGATATGAAAGCATATCAGGAATTTTGTGATTTTGTGAAATCAACTGAGGACTTAACTACGAAAAAACGTATCTATATTAGTGATTACGGCTTTGAAAACGCAAAAGATATTTTGTTAGGCGCTGATGAACCGTTACGAAAGGGAATGAATTACGATAAGTTTGAATGGGATACGATTATTGAATGGTGGCGCACAAAAGCAATTAAACGTTATGAGACTTTGAAAGCAGCAGGTAAAGTCCGCCATGAATTAGAAGTATGGAACGCATCAACGCTTAATACTATTGATATAATACGATGAATCTGTTTGACATTACAAAACAAGAAACCGAAGTACCGTCAAAGACGATACGAATATTAGTGTATCCGAATATCACCTTCTCAAAAGATTTGTTGAAGGATTCCTATATTCAAGCCATACACAATCAGATTCGCTTGCTTAATCAACTACGAGATGATGTGTATTGGTATTTGATTTTACCAGAGCAATTGGAATATTTGGCATACCCTAATGTAACACAATGCATTATGAAATTTCCAACATATCCTCCAGTAATGCGCTCACACTTTGATACTTTTACGTTTCAAAAAATGGTTGGACCAACAGTTGATATTGATTTAGTCATGTCGCATCTTCCAGAACATACTCATGCGATTACGAATGTTTTGTATAATGCAACGCATCATATCCCACCGGTGTTTGGGTATTGTCATTGGTTTGATTTGAAAGCTGTTGTGGCATGGCAAAAAGGATCATTTCTCCAAAATGTTCTTGGTCTACTTGATTATGATAAATGTTATATCAATACACAAGCGCAACGAAGTATGGTGCTTGATGAGATAGAGAAGAATACGCCATTTGGTATGGGTGATGTTTGGGAGAAAGTTGCTAATGTTCTTGATGTACAATACTTGGGTGTTGATGAAAAGGATGTGGTCGAGAAACCAAACTATAATCCTGAGAAAGTGATTGTATTCAACCATCGTCCAGATACCTATAAACATTTTGACGAGTTTATGGAGGTCATGGATACGGTACGAGAGATTCGACAGGACTTTACAGTATGGATTCCTTTGTTACCAAAACCAAATCGTCCATGGGTCACGACTGAGAAAATGTCGAAGCAGGAGTATTACAAAAAACTTCATAATTGTTATTTGGGATTTGCGCCACAACAAGATTATAAAGGGTGGAGTGTTGCGACAATAGATGGGATGATGAACGGTCTGCCGTATCTCATGTATGAAGATTCCTATTATAAAGAATTACATCGTACAGGATTATTTTTTCGAGATAATACAGATGCAGCCACAATGATAACGATGGAGTTGGGGGACCTTGATTCTCGCAATAAGATGGCAGATAATGCACTGAAGAACGTGAAAACAAATCTGATGTATAAAGATGAAATAAAGAAGATGTCAGATTATATGGATGATTTGTTATTGAGAAAATCAAAGCCAGTTGGGCATGATTCGGAAAAATTGAAAGTGATAAAGAAGTGGATTCGTGATGAGGGTCCGATCACAAAAGGAGAAATTATAAAACGATTAGGATGGGGACGTGGAATAAAGTGGACGCCATATCGGCGAGCATTACTGAATGATCCTCATATCTTTGATGTAATGGGTCCAACACCCACATATTCATGGAGGACATGATGTTACAAAAAACAATACAACTCAAACAGTTAGCTGTCATCTTGGGAATTATTATTTCCATATCGACAGTTATTGGAATACTATTTCAACTTGACAATCGTTGGGCAAAAGTGTATGCTTTAGATGAAGTAAAAGAAGAAATGCACCAGATTGATTATCGATTGGACTACAAGATTCTCAAAGATCAAGCACAAGATTTGCGAGAACGAATGTGGCATCTCGAAAATATGCACGGTCCGTGGCATCGTAATGAAAAATGGCCAGATCATGCAGTACGAGAATATAAACAGTTACAACAAGAACGAAACGAAATGTTAGATGAACTCAAACATATGCGAAGGTATCAAAGAAAGGACACAGCATAATGGATTACTTAAAGGAAATGTTGAAACACATAGGGAATGAATATGCAACTGTCGTTGATGATGGCATTGAGGCAGGTGATGTTCACCAGTTTATTGATACTGGGTCCTATATGTTCAACGCATTAGTATCAGGGTCGTTGTATGGTGGGCTGCCATCAAATAAGATTATAGCGTTTGCAGGTGAAACGTCTACAGGCAAAACGTATTTTGTCATGGGTGTAGTCAAGAAGTTTCTTGATGATAACCCTGATGGTGCTGTCTTTTATTTTGAATCAGAATCCGCTATCACCAAACAAATGATGGTGAATCGTGGGATTGATTCAAAACGAATCTTGTTAGTGCCTGTCACTACTGTACAAGAATTTCGTCATCAGTCAATCAAGATTCTTGATAAGTATATTGAAGATGGACGACCACGTCCCATGTTGATGGTACTTGATTCATTAGGGATGTTGTCCACGACCAAAGAAGTAGAAGATACGGCCGAAGGTAAAGAAACAAGAGATATGACCCGAGCGCAAGTGACGAAGGCAGCGTTTCGAGTATTGACGTTGAAGTTAGGTCGTGCGAAAGTGCCGTTCTTAGTAACGAACCATACTTATACATCAGTCGGGTCAATGTTCCCTACACAAGAGATGGGTGGGGGCGCAGGACTCAAGTATGCGGCGTCTGAGATTGTGTATCTCTCTAAGAAGAAAGAGAAAGAGGGCACCGAAGTTATCGGGAATGTGATTCATTGTAAGACATTCAAAAGCCGATTGACTAAAGAAAATAAAGTTGTTGATGTGTTGTTGACATATGACCGTGGACTACATAAGTATTATGGGTTACTTGACCTTGCTGAGAAACATGAGCTAGTGAAAAAAGTCTCTAATAAATATGAGTTTGCAGACGGAACAAAAGCCTTTCAAAAACAAATCTACAAAAATCCTTGTAAGTACTTTACTGAGGAGTTTTTACAGAAACTAGAACCATTTGCTAATAAAGAATTTATGTATGGAGTGAAAACTGATGAAACCGAGGATACCACAATTCATCCCGCCAAGTGCAAAAAAGCGAATCAAAAAGAAACTCGTTCCCGCTGAAGAATGGGACAAGAAGATGGAAGACAAATACAAATTAGTCGATCCAGAAAAAGAACAGAACGGCGATACATCACTTGCCAAAGAAAAGGTAGTGGTCCGTATTACAAAAGGAACGTATACTGGTGTAGAATTTTATTATGGTGCTGCTCAGTTATTACCACAACAAGAAAATGGAAATACGCCGATTAAATTTGAATATACGGTAACAAAAAAACCTCCTAAAGTTAAAACTGATACACAAACATTTATTGATTTTGCAGGTGATGTTTTACTCGATATGTTTGAAAAGCAACTTAAAGCAGGAACGTTGAAATGGGAACCTAAGAAGGCAGAAGAGGATAATGAGCTCACAACAGGACAGGGTACAGAAGATCATTCTTCGGAATCTTCTACATAACGATCCCTATACGAGAAAGGTAATGCCCTTTCTTAAAGAAGAATATTTTATTGAATCTCCAGCAGAGAAATGGATTTTTCATGCGATCCAGAAGTATCTGATAGAGTATAACAAATCACCGACATTAGAAGCGGTGATGATTGAGTTAAAACCCAATACGCATATTTCTGAGCCATTGTATCAGGAAATTGCCACATATCTTAATGATATTGGAAAAAGTGACAAGAATGATGAACAATGGTTGATAAACGAAACGGAAAAGTTTTGTCGTGATACCGCATTGTACAACGCTACCGTCCGTTCTATTCAGATTATGGAAGGTAAAGAGAAAAAGACAGTCTCGAAAGAACAGATTCCTGATTTACTCAAAGATGCGTTAGCAATTTCATTTGATCCTCATGTTGGGCATGATTACATTGTTGATGCGTTAGACCGGTTTGATTTTTACCATCAAAAAGAAACACGGATACCATTCAATCTGACGTATTTAGATAAAGTCACAAAAGGGGGATTACCAACCAAAACACTCAACATTATTCTTGCAGGAACAGGGGTTGGGAAATCGTTGTTCATGTGTCATATGGCAGCGAACTGTTTGACACAAGGAAAGAACGTTCTGTATATTACGTTAGAGATGGCAGAAGAACGGATCGCAGAACGTATTGATGCCAACTTATTGAATGTGACGATGGATGATTTGATGCAGTTGCCCAAAGATATGTATGAGCAGAAAATTAACCGATTGAAAAAGAAAACTAATATAGGACGATTGATTATCAAAGAATATCCTACATCAACAGGACACGCAGGAAACTTTCGAGCCTTGATGGATGAATTACAGTTGAAACTCACATTTAAACCTGATCTTCTTATAATTGATTATTTGAACATTTGTGCTTCACGGCGATTTAGTTATACGAGCAATATGACCTCGTACATTTATATCAAAGCGATTGCAGAAGAATTTAGAGGGTTGGCTGTTGAGTATAATATTCCTATTTTATCAGCTACACAAACGACACGACAAGGATCACGAAGTTCGGATCTTGAATTAAGTGATACAAGTGAATCGTTTGGGTTGCCTGCGACAGCAGATTTTATGTTTGCGATTATTAGTAATGAGAATTTGGAGAATTTGAATCAATGGATGGTGAAACAACTGAAAAATAGATATAATGATTTGAATGTTAATAAAAAGTTTATTATTGGGATTGACAAAACGAAAATGAGATTGTATGATGCAAGTCCAGAAGCTCAAAAAGATATTGCGAAAGCAGATGATGAAGAAACTGAACAAGTAACACCCACTTCTAAATTTCAAGGATTGATAGTGTGATGAGACCAGAACACAAAAAGAAAAAAGAGCATGTATCAAAATTTGACAAGAGTAGAAATAAGGCGACCAGAAACACGAATGGAATAAAAAAAGAGAGAGAGCATGATGGGCAGGTTAAGCGATTAGACATAGGGTTCTATCAACAGCGTGATAATCTTATATCGGATAATGAGGTATAGTTATGAAACTGTTTCTTGACACATCAGATGTAGATGAAATTCGTAAATATTATGACACAGGGTTGATTAGTGGTGTGACCACCAACCCATCATTGATTTTGAAATCTGGAGGCGACCCACATAAGACCTTAACGGAGATCAGTCGCATTTTTCCAGATGAAGCAAGTATTAGTGCAGAAGTGGTTGCTGATACATGGCATGAGATGTTGACGCAGGCACAAGAGTATGAAAATATAGGGAAGAACATTACGATCAAAGTGCCGTGTACAAAAGAAGGATTGAAAGCGTGTCTTGTGTTACGGTCAAAAAAGGTTCCCGTCAATGTGACGTTGGTCTTTTCTGTTTCACAAGCAATCTTGGCTGCTCGAGCGCATGCGAGCTACATTTCTCCATTTGTCGGCCGATACAATGACCAACGGTTAAACGGCATTGGGTTAGTAGAACGCATATCACAAGTATATCAGAAACATAAAGTGTATTGGGAAACATCTATCTTGGCTGCGTCTATTCGTACTGTTGAAGATGTGGAGTTATCATTTCGAGCGGGTGCTGATGTCGTGACGATGCCCCCGAAAATCTTTGAAGGAATGTATCACCACATGCTGACTGATAAGGGGGTTGAAATATTTAATAACGATTGGAAAAAGATATAGCCATGTATCTTACCAACAAAATAAACCTTTCAATCGACAGAGCGCGGCGACCACTTGCGAAAACTCATAGAAGTTCCGAGGAGATAGCGAAGCTTCTCCGACGCGTGGTTGCGCCATATCGTGCATATATTACAACTGAGACTTCTACGAATGTTGATCTCGGTAGGATTGAAGTGAGTGCGTTTTTTGAACCTCTTCCAGATACAGACACTTATGCTATTGAATTAGTTTTAGTTACTCATCCACAAACGACAAGTATCAAACTACGGGCGTTGGTACTTAATACATTCCTTTTCCGTGTTTCTCAGGCAATACAACATGAACTGATTCATGCTCATCAGTATCGTCAACGAGGTTGGGAAGGATGGTCATCTCGTAAACAAGCCCCCTATAATATTTCTCATTCTGCTCACTATCTCAGCGATCCAGATGAAATTGATGCGCATGCGCATGATGTAGCGTTAGAATTACAACGCTCTCGTTTGGATGTGTCTCGTCTTATTTCTGCGAGAACCATCACTAAAGATGAAAGTTTGACATTGTGGGGATATTATCAGACATTCCCTCCACACCATGGTGTTATCAATTCTCTGTTGAAAAAGACTGTTTCATACTTGGCTTATTTGCCATCCACTAACCGCAAAACATCCAAATAATATAAATAGTGTTGAGAAGAACTATTCATTGGAGGGGTTATGAAACGGTTTAAAACATACTTAGTTGAAGCCGACCAAACTGGCGCAGTGTGGGAAAATTTAATTGCTGCTGGTTGGAATAGTAAGGTTTGGACAGGTACGACAGATGAAAAAGCTAAAGCTGTGGATGCTGAATTAGCAAAGAATAAAAAAGCGAAAGGAATGTGGAATAAGAAGGATAAGGTAGGAATTCAAATCAACAAAGAACACGCTGAATCGATTGCTCAAGCGACAGCGAAAGAGTTGGCTGGCGGCGCCAAAGCTCTTAAAATGACTCAATTTGGTACGGGTAGTGGCTCAACAAGTAAATTTTGGACATCTCGCGGCGCAACTAATAGCACTCCCAAAACTGATAATTATATTGGTGATGGAGCATATACACTATCCCTCAAAAAAGGTGGTTCTCAACTTGCAAGTCCTGGTGGTGATGAAACTGGTGCACTATTTGCGGGTGGGATTGCACTAATGGATATAAATTATCCAAACACTTTAACGGATTCACTCCGCAGTGAAATTACTGCTACGATAACTGACCCAAGTTTTCAGCAAGCATTTACAAATCAAGAGTTTAGTCTTGATACTGGAGAACTGAATAAGGTTGTACGAAAAATTATCCCTGCTCTCAAAAACCCTGGTAAGAAAGGCGAGCCATTTAAAGGTACTCTCGCTGCTGTAAGGGCAGAGATTGATACACTAATTGGGGATGACTTAGAAAACTATAATACTGAATGGGCAGCTAGGATTCGTGCAGGTGGGTACCATGAAAAGATTGAGGATGCGATTGAAAAGGTATTTGAAAGTGAAGTAGGTTCAGAGTTTAAGAGATGTTGTATCGCAGAAGCAGCTACAGGGTGGAATAAATTTGATAAAGGTGATAAAGGTGTTGCAGAGTATATGCTGAACTTTGAAGAATCTGGAACTGCTAATGTGGGCCGTATGATAGACAAAAGTAATGGTAAAATTCAATCTGGACTTAAGTCTGTTGTAGATGGTGTTACAGGGTTTAAAGTCGGGTTTAAGCGGACTGGAACATCACAGAGTATGGAAGATGTAATGATGAAAGCTCTTAAAGCAGAACTTGGCGTTTCGTCAATGAGAGGTTTAGCAGCTGACAAAAAGAAAGCTGTAAAGGCGGATCTTGGTAAATTAGAAATAGCAATAAAGTATATTATTGCTGGCTCGAAAGATAATGGGATTAGAGATTTGGCATCAGCTGCATTTAGGGAAGTTTATATCAATATTAGTATTAAAAATATTAACGCTGGGAAAAAAACTAAGTATAAACCATCTAAGTTAGAAGCAATGAGTGTATTTAGTAAAAAGGTCAAATCGGCAGCAAAAGGTGCCAGATTTAAAGAGGGTATTCCTAAAGGTGATGCACGAAAAAATATTTTTCCTGGTACGGAGGGAAAGACGTTTCAAGAGATTGTTATGAAAACGTTGGTTCCTGCAGCAATAAAAACAGCAGGGCTCGCTCCGAAGTTAGCAAAGATGTTGAAAAGTACAGCAGAGGGTCCTAAAGGATGGATAGCTGCTGCAGCAATCGATGCAGTCATACCAAGAAAGTCGCCTGTAGCATTCAGAATTGTCAGTGCGAAGAAAGCTAAAAAGAAGTTAAATGCTGGTGTTGAATATGATACATTTAATCAGCTGATTGAGAATGTCGTTACAGAGGAAGCTCAACAATTTATATTATTAGAAGGGATTTGGGATAATATAAAAGGTTTTGCAGAGAGGGCGTGGAATTGGGCAAAAGAAACGATGAAAAAGATTTGGAATAAAGTTTTAGAAACCATTGATGCATTACTAAAAAAGGGTACAGAATTTTTGTTATCTTTTTTTGAAATGAAAGGAACAGTAAGCTGGTAACATAAAGGAGAACCGATGGACACTCACGCACCAACGTTTCAAGGTGATCCTGGGTGGAAACAACCTAAAGGAAAATATAATGAAGAATTAGTGACATGGCAACGTAATGTACAAACGTGGGTTGAAGAATTGGAACAGAATGTAAGAAAAAGTGAACGAAAAATTGAAGAACTTGAATTTAGTCAAATGTTTTCACCATTGGCGAAAGTAGTGATGGGTATTCTCGTTTCGATTATTATTGGACTCGGAACGTGGAATCTGAAACAGACACACGACTTAACGATTAAAGTTGAACGA